TAATGCGGTTGAAGATATTTGTGTTGAATTATTCCATTGAACCCTTCCATTTGAAGGATAGCCTGATGTCGTAGTTGTTTTGGCAAGATATTTCCAAATAGACATAGATGCCCCATCCGCTCCTGTTGCGCCCGTTGCCCCTTGCGAACCTGTCACTCCGACTGCCCCAGTAGCCCCAACAGAACCATTTGCGCCAGTAGCTCCTGTAGCACCATAAACTGTTTTTGCTACCCAATTCGTATCATTCCAAACAGGAACCTGACCAACACTTGCACTGCTTTGACTTAGCGATGTCAAAGGCTGAAACCCAAAATGGTTCTGCCTGTATGTTGGTTGTGCGCCTAATTTATAGGTATCCTTTGAATAGTTGATTACGTAATTGTAAAGCTCCTGATTACTTGAAAATGAAGTTTGCAGAAAATTAAACTTCGCCATTGTGCGCGAATCATCCTGCAAAGTAATTGACCCGAAAGTATCATTTGCCGCAGGATTAAGCCTCCATAAAATAAGGTGTGTGTTTAATGGAACAGTATCGACAATGTAAACTGTTGGGGATAGATAAAACAGCACTATCTTTTTAGCATTCGGGTCGAATACCGTTTGCGACATGCCGTGAAAAAAAATAAAGCTGAAAAGAACTGTGAGTATTTTCTTCATACGGCTTTTATAATTTAAGGTGCGCTGACTTTCACATCAACGCACACTAAAACGAATTTATTTTTATGCAGGCACGTAGCACTCGTCAAATATTCCTTCAGGAGTATTGAACGGTTCTGATAAGTCCTGCGCCTGCCATTTCAACCCAACTTCCCATGTTACCATTGAAGTTAAATCGTCTTGCACCTGATACCCTGGAACAATTGTAACGGTATTTGTGGAAATGTAAGTTTGCGTTTCAGTCCTCCATGCAAAGTTAAAGTTACGATTCTTTTTAATCGCATTATACCATGTGGCGTTGCTTGCGAAATTCGGGTCAAAATACTTTGCAGTAAAATCGTAAGCCAAAAGTTGCTCAACGGTATTTCCAAAACCTGCGCCCATCTTAGGCGATGGAAGAGGAACTTCCCCGTGAGTTTCTGGAATAATGAAAATGTCGCCCGAGGCAATACCTGCTGCCCATTCTGTTGGGTCTGTTGGGTCTGTAAATGTAAAAGCATTCGAAATGAAAGCCGCTGAACGCAGTTTACCTAACTCAATATGCTCGCAAGGGTCGCAATTGTGTTGGTCTAAAGGGTTACAAGTTGATGGATAGTATGCCATTTTTTTGATTTTTATTTAAGTGAAAAATTTTATTTTGGTTAAGTTAAGCAGTTACATAATTGAAAACATCCCTTTCGCCACGTGCTGTTAATGGTATAGTTTATTGAGAAGAAAATATCTTCTGGTGCAAGCTTGAACTCGTATCCTGTGTATTCTTCCTGCCATACCGATTTGCTCAAAAAGTTTGTGGATTGCATCGCGTAGGTAAGGCTATCAAGATTTAATGAGTCTGCCAATGAATTATCTCCCTTACTTATGTTGTCGGGAAAGTTTGTTGTAATAATTGCTTCGAGTTGCTCATTTGTAACGTTCAATGCTGAAAATTTACCGAACACAACCATTTTAACTAACACTGTTTCCTTTACATATTTATTTCGGTCGCCATACTCCGATTTCTGCCCTTGAACATTTAACTCATAACGCTTTGCAAGAACTTTATGGTAAATCTGAATCGGAACCGTGTCGTCTATTACCGCTAAGTCAAGTGCTTCATATCCTCCTTTGCCGGCATCCTGTGACATAATACAGGGAAACGTTTTGCCATCTCTTATAACTTCACCCGCGAGTGAATTAAACCGACCGGATTCAAAGCGGGCATCATTCAGCGCAACTTTAAGAAGCTCCTGATTTACTACCGTTATCTGTTGGTCAAGAAATGGCATCGTTTATAGTTTTTTGCGCAATTGCAACGGCTTGTGTTGCCTCTCCTTCGGTCAATGAAAAAATACTTTTCTTGTAAGTGTTCTCCACATAGCCAACCTTCTTTTTGTTGTCGGGGTTATTATATCCCAATCCATAACCGTCAGCCGTAGCAATAACCACAAAATCATTTTCCATTTGGCGCGTTAAGCTGATTACTACTCTCGTATCGCTTGTTCGGTTATATTGGGGGCGTGGCTGCCCTTTTTGTTTACCTTTTGTGAACACCCCAGTCGGTCGTGTTTCTCCTTTATTCTTGCCTTTGGTTTTTACCCCGTTCGACTTGAATTGTCCAGTTCTTACTGCCATGTATTCTTTCGAATAGTTCCCAATCTGCCCCCCGCTTGCATCTTTACCCTCTTCATGTATGCGGTTTTTAACTACGCCTAACATGGACGTTGCTACTGTTCTAAGAGTAGTATCGTAAAGTTGCCCGCCAGGTGAAAGAGATTTTAAAAGCTCCGCACCTACGCTCAAATTCCCGAAATCAACACTTACGTTTATCATGGTAGTGAATCTGCTAAAATTACCTGTCCGTTACAATCAATACAAGGGTCTGAAACCTGAATATTTATACCATCCAAAGCCAACTGCAGTTCAACGTTGTATCTTTCTTCGAACTCTGCACGTAACTGTTTTGCAATTTCGCGGTCAATAGTGGTGTAACGATTTAATCGGTCGGTGTAAATTCTATCTGCTAACAATTCAGCACCCATCAAATACCATAAGGCAGTTGATATAACCGATTTGTTTTTACAGATAATCCCCTCGTATTTACAACGAACCGAAACAATACCTGCCATTCCGTAAGTATTATTCAAATAAGTCAAAACACCTGCATCTACCAACGTAGATTTGCAAGCCATTATTCTTGAACTTGCATCCCACGAAGTGATAAAAACGGACGAATAGAAATAGTCGTAAGTCCAATCGAGCGGCAAATACGGTGATTCTATGTCCGAACCATCGTAAGCTACAAACAAGTGCATTACATCGTAAAAATCTCTGTTCACCTGAACTTCATTCCACCCCGCAGCACCGGTAACGCTTTTTGAATAAACCTCGGTAGCAAACCCGTTTATAATGCTGAAGAACTTCAAAGGAATTGTTTTGGCTTCTTTCAGATAAATATAAACCGTTTGCACGTTAATAACCTGCATTGGCGAAACCCATCCCTGAAAGTTACTTACCTGCAATTGAGGAACCCCCATCTGAATATCAAACCCTCTGTATTCGGCACTTGCCGCAGTTTGGTTCGTGTTAGTGTCTACCTGTTTGTTCCACGTGGTATTTTCGGTTACTCTGCGCAAATTGTATCGAGTAGAAAAACGATTTTGAACATCGGTAGTAAACCGCTGCAAAGCCCTGCGCTGTATGCTTTCCCAAACCTCAAAGAACGTTACCTGTTCATCATTAGCCGTCTTGTCAATTGATTTTATCGAGATGCCGGGCAAGTCGTTTACATATAAACCGCTTACCGGTTCTGCTCCGTTAGCCCACCTTAACCCGATATAATCTTTCAGACATTCCATGCTTATAGTTGCGGGAATTGGACTCGAACCAATGACCTATGGATTATGAGTCCATCGCGCTAACCAACTGCGCCACCCCACGATTTTGAAAAGAACAACCTTACGGGGTTGCTCTTTCAGTTTTTAAACGTTGTTTGTAACCGTGTAAAGTAAAGCTCCGTTGTTTCCACTCATGCGGTCAGCAACTGCGTAAGAATCACTTGGAACTTGGAACAAGCCGTAGTTTTTAGTGATGTAAAGCGCGTAACCCTTATCGAAGGTTGTTTCTGAACCGTAATCATTCAAGAGAACAGTAGGGCACTCAATAGGCTTCAACTGCATATCGAAAGTCATTCCGTTAAGCGTTCCATCGTTTTGGTTGCCTATAACCGGAATCTGTGCTTGAAACAATTGTGAAGTTCCTAAAGTGCCGCTGAACGCTCCAACGAATTTGTCAATGTCGGCAAAACCTATTGCCTCCAAATCAAATACTCCGATTGCGTTTGTTCCCCAGTTTGCGTTAGCAGATGCGAACAAATCTAAATACCATTTGTATTCAGCTTCAAACTGTGCGTTGTTTACTCCGTTCTGTCCAAGACCTGCACCAATCAATTGACGCTGGTAGTTGTTGAACAATCCCGAGCCAACGATATGGCGCATACCGAACATTTCGTTTACATCGGCATCAGCCAATAATTTTCCGATACCTGTGTTCACATCGAACTTGGTTGCGTCCTTGTTGATGTTCAAAGTTGTTGCTGTAGCCAAACCGGTAACAATATTTTTTCCCCAAACCACATCGGTTTCAAGGCGTTTGTCGATTACGGTCAAAAGTGCATTTGAAGCACTCATTACTCGGTCAACAAGTTCTTTCGCCAAAGTTGTTGAAGGTTTGCCTAAACTTTTTGATTGAATGGCATCCGCTTCGTATTTGCGCATATCTTCAAAAGACAGATAAATTCCTGTTTTTACAGTGCGCGGGATAGTAAGAGTTGTTTCAAGATATGCCGGAGCATAATTGATGTCGCAGTCGTCAGTTTCTTTGATGATTGCTTCGGTAGCACGAGGACGGTATTTAATTTGAACCTGTCTTGTTTGTCCGCTTGGTAAGTTCGTTTTAAGAACCGAACCTCCACGCACTGCATTTGATGCAAGAAGCATTTTAAGAAATCCTGTTGCTGTTAATTTGTATTCGGGGTCGTCCGCTCCTGCAAATTCAGCCATTGATTTGAGGAGGTAAGGTGCAAAGCCTGATGCCATTGTGTTGTTGATTTGTGACCGTTAGTCACAAGGGATATTACTTAGGCGGCTTTCGAGTTGTCCTCGAATTGTTTAGCCTGTTCTAAGTTGAAGTCGGAAACCGCTTTCAATCCTTTGTTTACCTTCGGGTCTGTGATGATTCGAGTGGTAGGCGGTTGTGGCGGTGAGCCAGCATCCGAAACTTTTAACATAGGGCGAATCGCTGAGGTAGCAAAATCGCTGAAAGTGACTTCTTTATTGTTTTCAAAGTATGCCATTTCGGGGTTAGCCGCCATGACGAGTTTTATTGTTTTGCCATCTCTTACGGCTTTTACACCTTTAGCAGCAAGTTCTTTTTGAAGCAAATCATTCGCACCTGTTAAGCGAATAGTTTCCGGTATGGCTTCGGAGTAAGTTTTTGCACTCAACTCCGAGCCAATTGCAAAATTCAATATCTCTCCTTCTGCATCTTCTTTTATTTTCTTAACCTGCGCTTCGAAATCTGTTTTAGCCGTAAGCATTGACTGATTCAGTTTGTTGATTTCATCCTGTAACAGTTTTTTATCTCCGCTGGTTGCGCTTGCTTTCTGCTTTGTTAGTTCTGCAATTTTCTTTGTTATAGCACCAACTTTTTTATAAGTTGATTTCTCTAACTTCAATTCAGCTTTTGTTGCATCATCCAATTCATACTCGTTCATGATATTTTCCAATTCTCCCTCCATAGGGGAAAGAGTTTTGCCTTTGAAGTGAACTTCAAGAGCCGGATTGTTTTTTGCTGATTCGAAACTCATTGCACCATTGACGAACTCCGCTAACCCTTCACCGTCTTTTATTTCGGTGGTTACACTAAGCGCATCGGCAAATTTTGCATCTGTGATGTCAAGTCCTGCCTTAGTGATTAGAGATTTTAAGAGGTCTCGTAGTAGCAAAGCTGCCATAGATTGAATTTTTATTTCACGCCAAAAGTAATTTGTTGAAAGTATATTTTACAATTCCATTTTCTTTTATAATATTTGCGATTATTAAAAATAATATGGTGTTATGGCAGATGAAAAACCAAAAGCGATTCTACTGAAAGATATTCCAAATGAAGTTTGGGATAAAATGTGCGAAACGAAAAGGAAGATTCTATCCAACAATAAGAAACGGGATTACGTTAGCCACTCCGAAGCTATTTATAAACTGATTCAAAATAATTGCGGATGAACTCATCATTTAAAAGATGTGGCAAAATTCGATTTGTAACACGCGAATTGGCTAAGGCGCATTTAAAAGAGCAAAACCATATCGGCAGAAATAGATTAAGTAAAAAACTTACAAATATTTATTACTGCGATGGTTGCTCTGCATGGCATACTACATCTATGAAAAAGGAGAAGTCAAGAGAAATATCAAAGACAATTAAATGAAGCAACTATCAATTCTTATTTGCTCAATTACCGGTCGTGAAGTCTTTTTAAGAAGGTTGCTTGACACTTTGCTTATTGGTGACGAAAGCACACATACTGAACCAAACATTAAAAAGTATTGGAACGAAGACTGCGAGGTGCTTATTCTTACCGATAATAGGCAAATGAGTATAGGTGAAAAACGAAACAAACTCATGAATCTTGCAAGCGGTGATTATGTTTCGTTTATTGATGATGATGATACAGTTGAGCGCGATTACATTCCACAGATACTTTCTAAAATGGCAACTAAGCCCGATTGCATTGTGTTTGATGCTATTCGATTCGTAAACGGTCGAAAGGATAAGCAAGTGAAGTATGGTATTGAATACAAACAGGATTCAAACACTTCACAAATGTATTATCGCATACCAAATCATTTAATGGTATTCAAAAGAGAAATAGCTTTGCAAGTTCCATATCAGAATGTTTCATTTGGCGAAGATGCTGATTTTGCTAAACGTGTTTTACCGCTTATAAAAACACAAGAGCGAATTGATAAAGTGCTTTACAATTATTTATTTACGCAACAATCAACAAGTAATAGAAGATGAAATTCGTAATCTACGCACCTGGCGACTATACTCCCAACGGAGGCGGCTGTGTTGCCCTTCATAAACTTGCACATAACATTGCTTTACTCGGTGAGGAAAGTTACATCATGACTTCTAAAATGAACCCTGCTTATGGCGGGCGTATGGTTACCGAGCGCGAGGCAGTTCATTTATGCAAATATGAAGGAGCAATGGCAATTTATCCCGAGGTAACATGCGGAAATCCTTTTCACGCTAAACACATTACGCGATGGATACTTTACCATATAAGAAACTACGGTGAGTTTGGAATTTTCGGAGCGAATGATTTGATTTACAAATACGCCTCTCATTTTAATTTGCGTAACGAGCAAACAGTTCATGGCGAATTACGCGCTGTTGAATTGAACTTAGAAATTTTCAGAGATTACCGAGGGGAAAGGAAAGGCGATTGCTATCTGATAAAAAAGGGCAACGATAAAGAACACAACGCACATTCTGAAACTGCTACAAAACTGGACGATTACCCGAGCAAAGGCGGCAATGAATATTTATCCGCTGTGTTTAACAGGTGTGAAATGTTTATCAGTTACGATGGCGCAACGTGGCTAAACGTAATGGCTGCTTTGTGCGGCTGTGTGAGTGTGGTAATGCCTATTGAAGGAATAAGTGCCGAACAATGGAAAAGCGGATTCCCTTACTTTAAATACGGCATTGCATACGGGATGAACGATTTGAAACATGCTTTAACTACTCGGCATTTAGTAAAGGAAGAGTTATTGAAAATTGAAAAGGAAACTTTGGAGGAAACGAGGTTATTTATTGAAAAAGCAAAATCTATTTTATGACAAATGAAGAATTAGAGAGTAGTGGTTTTGTATATGCAGAATTCGAAAATGGATGGATTCACAATAAATATCCAAGATACAATTTTTTACTTGTTGATGGCAAAGCAACTTTTGTAAGGGAATATGATAACTATCATGGCGTTTCTCTAAACAATATTTCTGACATAAACGACTTGCGTAAATTTTTATTATTCCTATTATGAAAACAATCTTCTTCACCATCTGCGACAGCATCATTCAAAGAAGCGTAAACAATTCGCGCAATTTAGATTTTAAAGGTTTCGTCAACAGCTTCAAAAAGTTTCACCCTGACATAGAATTGAAAATATTCGATGAGCGCGATATGCAGCGCGAAGGAGTGAACTATTACAACGCTAAAGCAACATTCGGGCGCATACTAAGTGAGGAATACGACTTGGTTGTAAATATTGATGCCGACCACTATATACTCGCTCCACTTGGTGAAATACTTGCCGCTGATTATGATGTGGCTTGCCCTGCAAACTTTAACGAAACCGATAATCTTGTAGGTATAAAAGTAAGCAGCGGAATAACCGGTAACGGAAATCCGAATTGGTTAGTTGATGAAAAACATTTTTTGCAAGGCGGTTTAATTGCTTCACCGAGTAAACAATTTTGGAAGCATTACGAATATGCAACACAGAAACATTACAATAAATTTGTCTGCTTTGAAAACGATGTGCTGAATATCGTTGCACATACTTACCCTTACAAAATAAAAGTTCTTGACGGTGATTATGATTATCGTTTCAGAGGACACACACAATGGTATGGATGCTCCATTATCAACAAGGAAAAGAACTGCTATGTAGAAAACGGACGGCTAATGTTGGAAGGCAAGCCCGTTAAAGCGTATCACTTTGCACATGGCAGCGGTAAGAAAAAATATACCGATGTATTCCCCGAATCAACTCATTCATTTATTCAATCAATTATAAACTAAGAACATGAAAATTGAAACATACTATACTGCACATGAATTGAATCAATCAATACTCGAAATTGAAGGTGCTATTGGTCAAATAGAAAATGATAAGGGCATGAACAGTGCTGCCAAACCAATCAATATTGGTATTTATTCTGTTGCTCAACTTGACAAAATTAAGAAGTGCCTTTTGAAGCACCTAAACTCTGAATTAAAATCATTGAAAAAACAATTCGAAAATCTAAAATAATAACACAATGACAATCTCAATCAACTCGCCAAACGGCACGAAAAGAAACATTGAAATCTCTCCTGCAATGGAGCAACATTTTTCAATACCTATTAATCACGCAAATACTATCCTGAATCAAATTAATTCGGGCATGTATGCCAAATGGTTTGAGGGTAAAAAAGATTTGGTAGTAATTGATTTTGGTGCGAATGTGGGCTTGACAGCTTTATACTTTATGCCTGCGTGTAAAAAAATATACTGCGTTGAGCCTACGCCCGCACACATGAGTTTGCTTACTGAATTGATTGAACCGAATCAAGGCAGTTGCTTTGCTGATTACTCTCCCGATGCACTTAGCGACAAAGTTGGAACCGCTGTGTTTATGACAGGTCACAGCACCGAGAATAAAATTACAAGCGAGAATGGATACGGTAACGGCAAAATTACTGTAAAGACTTCAACATTATCAACGTTCATAAAAAATACTGGAGAACCTATTATTGATTTCATCAAATGCGATATTGAAGGAGGAGAAATATTTGCGCTTACCGATTCCGAACTGAAAAAGACAAAAGGTAAAGTTCGGAACTTCTTTGTGGAATGTCATCCGACTAATAACTACGGAATGGATGAATGCCGCGAAGAATTGATTAAGCGGTTCACGAACAACGGATACACTATTGAGATTATTGATTATCAAACCTTTGTTGCTACTTATGACTGTTGACATCATCATCCTATCTCACGCACGCAATCAAATGCTATTGGAACTTACCCAAAGAACCATTAATAGTTGCCATACGAGTGAATCAGAAATTAGCTTCAATATTCTTGTTATTGAACAGGAGCAAGGCGTTATTTACAACAACTGCACGATGCACTACATAACAGAACCGTTCAACTACAACCGGTTTATGAATATCGGAATCAGCATGACTTCGAATGAATACGTTTGCCTGTGCAATAACGATTTGGAATTTAAAAAGGGGTGGTGCAGCAATATGATTCCAATCATGCAGAAGTATAATCTTTTATCAGCTTGCCCTAAATGTCCCGATTCAACTGTTGGCAGAACGTTGCCTGTTGATTTCGGATATAACAACAAACATCACATGAGTGGATGGTGCATAATGACTAACCGTAAATTATATGGCATCATCGGAAAGATAAATGAAGATTTCCCGTTTTGGTTTGCTGATAACGAATACGCGGAGCAGCTAAAAGAATTTAAAGTTAGGCACGCGCTTATTTCATCGAGCGTAGTAAGGCATTTAGGAAGTTCAACGTTGAGTTTGTTGGATGCTGTTACTCACAACGAATACACAACCGCCTTAATAGAAAAGTTTATTGCAAAGCGTCCTAACAATGAGAGTTCAATTTGGTTTAAAAAACAATTAGCAAAGTGAAATCATTTCAGCTATTAGAGATTAAGCAACTGCATAAAATTGAATGCCCCGATGTATCGTTGGAGTATTTCATGGATGCTTACTGCAAAAATCTGTTGAAAGAATTTCATACAGTTGAAGTAATTGTTTCACCGAGGTTTAAATTTGAGTTTAAGAGATGAGGAGTTATGTAAACAGGAAAATTTCTGCAACGGATATTAAAAACAAAGTTGGCATTGAGAATATTCCATCTTCAACTCTTTGCTATTACAGAAAGAAATTAGGAATTAAAGTTACGCTCGTTCATCCGAACAAAGACAAAATAATTCAGGCGTTAAAAGATAAGGTTCGCTGGTCTGTGATTAAGAAAGAATTAAAATGTTCGGACGGAACAATTAGCCGGTATAAAAAGATTCTTGCAACTCAAAACACGGCTGACAAATTCTAACCTTCGTTTGTTTTTGTTTTTTCTCAACCGAAATAGCCAACGTAAACATTTTGCCATAGATAGACTCTTCGCAAGCGTTACACTTACTGCAATCGCCATCAGATTCAATCCAATAGAATTTTATAGAAATGTCAAGTGAAACTTTAGGCACTAAGTTTTGCTTTTACATATTCAGGAACAACAGCGGAACTAACAGGTATCAATTGATGACCGCAATTATAACCACCTCGCAATACGGGGAAATTACTACTATTCGTTCCCTCAATCATGCCCGATGGCAATCCTGTTTTATCGTAAATCTCCCCACCCTCTTCTTTAAACTCGGGGAAATCTCCTTTAAGCAAATCGGGAAATTCGGAGCGATGTATATACTTCTTTTTTACACACGCCTCACAAAATGCTCGTGAAGTTTTAATTAGTGAACCATCATACATAAACCAGTCAAGCCCCAAATCGTTAGCAACAATATTCGTGTATTGTGCAGAGAATTGATTTATTGAATCGGTAGTAATAAGTTTTGCATATCGCTCTAATTCACCAACCCCACTATCGGTTTTTGTCATAAACTCACGCAACTGATTAACCATATCCTGATAACTTCCCCCCGTAGTTGAATTGGTAAGTAGAATATCGTGAATTGGTTGTATCAAATTTGAGTTTAACCCCTGTTCCGTTAGCGCGTCAACTGTTGCGTCAATGCTTTGTTTGGTAACTTCTTTAAGTAGCGCAGTAGGCTTAAACTCATTTGAAATACTTGTGAAATATTTGTTTTGCAGCACAGCTACTTCATTAAAAGCCGTAATGTATTTATCGAGCTTCTCAGAATAATCGGAGTTTTTGATGATAGTATAAATACGGTCTTTGAACGCAGCAATTTTTCTGATATTGGCAACACTTGCTTTTATGTTTCCGTTCTGCAAATCCAAATCCTTTACAAACAATTCAAGTTCACTCGCAATCTGTTTCTGAATGCCTGGTATGGACGAATTGAAATCGTTTACCGCATCATCAATAGTATTGATTAGTTTCTGAATTGTTTCTTGTGCCATGTCCTTTTATTCTGCGCCCCCTTCTTGACGTATTGGAATTACATTGGTAATATCGGGTTGTTTTTTCATTGTATTCTCCTTTAATGAATTGCTTGAAACAACCTTATCCGCGTAACCTTCTAAAACAGTCATTTGCTCATCCAATTTCATTTCGCAGAAGTCTTTATGTTCTGCCAATGCCTTTTTAATGTAGAAACCAATATTGCACGAAATAATATAATCAACTTCACGGCAACCGCCTCCCTGCTTAATAGCCAACTTTTCATCTTCTGTTTTAGCTGCTAACGGGTCAAGTTTGAAGTTCAATTCTAATTCTTCCTTTACCTCGGGTTGTTCGGCAAATTTCTTTGAACAGAAATCTATTTCAAATGCCTTTAAAGAAATATCGCTTAAACCTGACTGCCCAGCTTGTGTAAGTTCCTGAATTAAATACTGTGAGGAAAGCAAATCAAACTTTTGCGGGACAGGTATTTCAGGGCATAGCTCTTTGCGCTTTTTCTTGTCAGGAACTAAAGTGCGATAACGATAGTCTGCAATCATCCAATAGATTTCATCCATTATGCGGATAAGGTCTTCAGCAATACTGTAAACGAAATTGTTCAATTCATCTCGGTCAACCATTTTTGCATCGCCCGAAATAGATAATGGAACTTGCATTAGAAATTGCATGTTGATAGATGATAGAGCTTCGTATTTATGTTTCGAAACGCTTTTATCCATAGCGTCAACAATTGCCACTACATCGCCCTTTGGAACATAACCAAACGGAGGAATTGGCGCAGGTGTTTCGCCCATGTTTTGCTTAGAACTGCGAACGATGAATTTTTTGTATGGACCGGATACGCCCTGTGTTCCTGTTCCCTGACATGAAGGGCATGTAATATATCTCGACTTTTGCTGCTTCCCGTATTGCTCTAAAATCTTGCCCGTAGAAATTCCAGCCGCATCTTTGCATCCCTGACATGGCTGTGATTGCCATTCCCATTTTTCAGGATACATAGCACCAACCCTTGCGCCCTGTAAATCAGAATATTCACGCACTGCTTCATTAAGGGATGGAACTATTGAGTTTATGCGACTTTCCCAAACTGAATACTCTTCATGCGAATTAAGGAACACTGCTTTAATTCTGATAATAGGAATGTAGCCGAGGTTATGCGTGTAAGTGCCAACTAATGAAATTGTTTTGTCTGTATTAACTTCTGCCCACGTTTCAATTACATCGCTCTTTACCACATACCACATTTCGCCCTGCTGTTTCTCGCTCTTACTATCAGTGTATTTATACTTGTTCAGTGATTTCAAAACAGCATACTGATTTTCGATGTAATCAAGAATCTGTTCGCTGTTGAAAATGATGGGGTAAGGTTTGAGATATTCCTGGTCTGTTACCGGTTCTGATAACGGGCAAACTACAATTATTCCATTAGGGTCTATCAAATACTCCTTCTTCAACACGCCAAACACCCAATTGGTGAGTGATGTGTAATATGGAAAATCCTCTTCGCAGTAATCGAAAAGCGTTTCTCCTTCTTTGATTGAAGCGGGTTTATTTTCAGTATCATACTCAATAGTCCAATCGGAACTCCTGCGAATTTTATCCAATGAAGTATTTACCGAGTTAAACGTTTCTTTTGTTTTGCTTTGGTAAATCTTTTTTCTGTAATCGTGAATAGAGGCGGATTCATGTGGTCTGCGCTCTTCAATCAACTTAGTTGGATAAAGCCCGTCAGCATGAATTTTTAACTCATGATACATTTTTACGCATTCGTCATAAATAGGCGAGCGTCTTCTGCCTTTGAAGTATTCGAGCAAAACTGCATCGGTAAGGTTTTTTGCTGTGTCTGTTGAAATCATTTTGATTGTCTTTGTTTATTCCACGTTTTTTTATTGTATGCCTTGTAATGAAAGGGTAATCCTAATCCACGCGCCTGACTCTGTGCAAGCTGATTATACCGCTGTAAAGTAGACTCGGGAATTACATTTCCTCCAATCGAATATCCCCAATACTTATGCAGAATATCTGTCCATTGCATTTGTTTATCTGCTATGCTCCAATAAACCACCACGTAATTATCTTTGTGCGGATAATGTGCCAATACAGCGGATGCAATGTCAAATGCAAGTTCATCCGGTATATCCATCCCGAACTCCGTTGCTTTTACTTTAGGATTGTCGAATACTTCACGAGCAAGGGAGAAATATTTTTGGTTTTCTTCGGTGCGTTTAAAATAAATGAACTCACTTGCCAACTGATAGAATCTGCCTGTTGTTTGGTAAACCTTTTTTACCTCGTTAATATCGCACCATAAAGAATATGTTTTACTGAGTTCATCTTTGCTCAATTCGCAAAAGCCTCTGTTTTGTATGGTGAAATCAACTTCTCTGAATTCGTCAAACATTTGCGAAATTGGCTTTACCGGAAAACAAATCATGTCGGCATCAAAAAGAATTGTTTCTTCAAATGGAGACAGTTCATAAATACAGGTCTTTGCCTTTAAAAAAACTTCTTTACCGTTCTTGGTATAAAATTCTTTCGGACATTCTGCAAATGTGCTGAACATGGATTTGTGTTGGTCGGTAAGATGATTAAGCGCATCTCCTGAGTAAACCAAATGAATGTTTACTTCTCTATCCTTATAGCGTATAGATGCCGCTAAATTTGCAGCCATGCGCCCGTATTGCGGATTGCCTAAAGCGATAATTACAATTCCCCTTTCTGCTATCATGTGCAATTTGAATTTAGTGTTTGCCGAGGTTCTGCCAATCTTAATACTGTTTTTGCCTGAGCAAGTTTGTAAATTGGCATATCATCTTCTTTCCAATCAATGTCAACTTTTTCAGTTCTTACCATAAACCCATTTACGCCACCATAAAAATCAGTTACAAATAATCCTGTATGAGCTGTCATAATTGTAAACTTTTCAATCCATCCAGCAGGGAAAAAATCTGTTTTAACGTTGAAGTCTTTCCATATTCGGTGCATAATTTTTCTTATATCGCCATCGCTTTTAGCATAGCTTTTTTGCTCTTCCGCGTTTACCGGAGAATGTAAATAGGTAGGCAATCTAATCTGATTGTAGAAGTTATCACCGTCATTGTTTGTGTAATAGAATCCAAAAGAGTTTGATGTGCCAGCGTAAGAATATACAGTCGTATAACATTCATTGCCACTTGCTATTTTTGTGAAGCATTGAGTAAAGCAATATTGAAATTCATAATTATCTCCACTACCAATATAAATGCTTATGAAAAAGCATGTCGCTGTTGGATAATCGGAAAATATAATAGAACTATTAAATCCAAAATTCCCTACAAATTTTAATGGTTCTCCATAACCTGAAATTTGTGTCCATGTAGAAGTATAGTTTTCCGGCTTGTTTATCCCGCTGCTTCCGCAATCGGTATCTACTGAAGCAATAATGCTAAGGTCTAAAAAATCAGGGTCATCAGTCTCGCAAATTACCTGAAACTGCATTTCTTGTAAAAACATAACTGGAATACATGGATAATCTGTTTGACCGCAGTATTCATCAGATGGAGACTGAACGTCCATGAAAGAAAATGGTGGGGAGGAAAAGGAGTAGTAACTCATTATGCTTAAATTTTAGTTCTTAAAGTAAATTCTGCCATCCCTTCGTATGGGCTATACTGTAAATCTTCAATCCAACCGTATTCAACTGCGTTTTCACCACATTGGAAACCAATTAGTCCATAAGGGTTTGCAATAATATTAAGGTAATCGGCATACGATAAAGGATATTCGAACTTTACCAATTCAGGAAAAAAAATCGGATAGTTATCTTCGGGAGTTTCGAACAAATTCAAATCAATATCCATTTTCTCCTGAATAAGTTGATTCTCTATTCGGCATCCGGTATCATCATTTACCAAACCCTGACCAACTATATTGCCAGTTCCTTTTGTAAATCTAAGTTTTCCTGTTAAATACTGACGGTAGCTTTGTAGAATAGTTTTTAACCATCTCATTGCATTGCGCGAAGGAACAATCTCATAATTGATTACCGATTCAGGGAAAAGAACATTTGAGCCACTAACTATGCCTTGTTTAACGTTTAAAAATGGAAGTGCTTTAGTTAGGTTATAAATATGTGCGGATGGGTCTGTATTGTTAAATAAAACGTCTGGGGAAACAACAACAAATGTATTCCCAAGTATATCGTATGTGGATGAAACAACCGTATATGTTCCGTTGTTATACGATGTGTTTGAAATCACAATTGTATCACCAGCCTGAAAGTATGCTGTGTAATCTACATTCACTAACAAGAAGCCGGTATCGCCTGCCCCGCCATCTGTTTTCCATTTTATAGAGCCAATAAGTAGGTTCGCTAAGCACAGGAAGAATATATCTGAATCATACCGCCAATCGCTTGTTGTTGTTCCGTATTGCCTGCGTGTTACTTCAATAGCATAATCAGAAGCAATGAATTTACAAACCCTTTCGAGTTCATTCTTTAGCTCGGAAAGTTCGGTTCTATATTCCCTGCCCGCATAAAGGTCAAACAATCCGTTAGCGTTCCACGTCTCGAAATGCGCGTAACCGCCTCTGTATTTTGAATAAATAATAGAAGGGTCAACATCTCGGTTTACAGTTCTTATGTGGTCGCACGTGAGTAAAACAGAATCATTGTAGAAATAATGAACCGGTTCAACTCTGATTAGTTTCTGTCCTGGTCTATTCGGGTCGTCCTCCAATCCCATCCCGATATTATCTGTTGCATTCAGCGCATCGAAACAATCTTTCATGCTCACTGTCATTCGAGGCGAACTAAATCCGTTTGGCGATGGCGCATTACGAATTTTTAAACCATTTGAAATACTTCTGAACCCCATACATCCGTTTACATCGCTTGCATAAGGTTGCGCATCAGTTCGCCCGAAGTAATCGGAGTAAACCGTCATGCAATCATTTGTAATTGCCTCGGTGCATCGTGCAAGTGTTTCATTTATCAGGTAAACATTAGCGGGCGAAGGGTCGCAAACTGAATCAATGGAAACCTTGAAAAAGTTTGTGTTTTTAAATGAAAGGCTTAACTGACCTGCATCTAATCCACATGAATATGTAATCGTAAAAAATATGTAGATGTTTTCATTCTGTAGAATACTTGTAGTAATAGTTTGATTAAAAACATTGAAGTTGAACGGGTCTACAATTAAATCCCATACCCATTGTTGTGGACCGGTTGTCTGCCCTGTGTAAGGCGCGTTGAAATCAAAGTCCTTAACTATATACATTTTTAACTCATAAACAAGACAACTACTAAACTCAATCTTGTAGTTAAAATTTAATTCTATGGTTATATCCCCAGTGCAACCTAATGTTCCTCCACCATTTTGACCAGTAAAGTAAATAAGATTGTCAGGTGGGTTTGCCTGGTCAAATGTATAACTCGGAGTTCCTGTTCCGTCAATAAAAATTCCTTCTCCGACTAAAGTATTGTCAATTTCAGAAATTACATTAGCCCAATCGGGAGTAAATGCCAACCTTTCAATTTTAGGAGTAATAAGCGATGATTGAACGAGATTAGTATCGGTATAAGTAGTATCAGCATTTGCCCTCCACTGGCTAACTAACTTAATGGTTTTCGATGGAATAGTAATTTCCTTATTTAGTGCAGCGTAAGCCGTAAGATTAGGCATTGGAAAGGTTGCGCCAACGGTTGCCGAAACAGATGCTTCATTAACTACGGTTTCCGTTACTGTAACTACTGTATGAGCTACCGAAGATGAATCAATAGAATGCGCCACTAAAATAATAGTGAATGTTGAGTTATTTGACGCAGTTCCCGTAATTACTAAAGGCATTCCGAGTGTCATCCATTCGTAATCCCCTATAAAATCAATGGTGTTATCCCCGCCACTTACCGCAAATGTTGCATCAATAACAACCGATTGCAAAACAGGTTCGTCATCAAACGAATTGAGAGAATCTAAATCTACCTGTTGGTCGTAACGGTTACGGAAAATCATCAGGCAGTCTAACGCCTCAACGCTACACGTAGAAAAACAACGGTCGCCACAAATAGCTTTGTAACTGCTAAAAACAAAACGACCTAAATAAAGCTGTTCGTAAGAATCTCCTTCGGCACATTGAAACTCAATAAGTAAATGAACATTGGCTAAAGCTCCCTGTAATTGATACGCGTCTTGAAGTATAGTAAACGCATTAAAATCAAACTCTAAAGAATTTACCGAATCGTCTATAAAATTGAAGAATCCATGCCAATCTTCATCACGTGCAATGCGTAGTTTAATAGCATCCCAACCTACCGGCTCTTCAATAACCTTATAAACCCCCAAAGGGTCAATTGTGTAATCAATAAGGGTAAACCTTTCGTTCATTATATTTTACTTACTTTTGAGCCATGAAAACAATACTTGCTTTCCTCATTCTTATTTCTTTTGCTTCGTGTAAGAAAACGCAGATGTGCCAACGTTGCATTGAAAAGACTGTAACGTCTAATTATACACAGACAGAAACAGTTTATCTCTGTAATGGCGAATCCAGCGCACCATACACTCATTGCAGTTGGGTTGAAAGAACTATTTATTAAGTTACTTACTCGCATATCTGTTATTTAGTAACTCGACATGCCTTTGCTTATCGCGTAGGTGAACTGAAAAACCTCCTTTGTCAATATTGATATGTGTTGTCGGGTTTGCCGCTATTTCAGTAGCAATCGCCTTAGCCATTTTCTTGTAATCAATTGCATCTTGTTTAACCACTACACTAACGCCTCCCATTTCTGGCGCGTGTGGCATTGGTGAATACAAAGCTGCCTGAACAAGTGCCGGCAAATCTTCATTTGCAACCCCTTTAAGTTGTTCGTTGATATGCGTAGGCACAATTCTTTCCCCTTCGTTTACCATCGCATGAATCGTATCTGTTCCACGTGGCGCACCGTTCAATTGAACATATTCTGTTCCCGCTGCAAACTGTGGTGGTTTCTGCGATTTAATAACCGCTATTTCAGCCGCACCCGCTGCTACAACTGCTGCTGTTTGAATCAATGCCTGAATCCATGATGAAGATGTTGCCCATGCGTTTACAACGCCTAAAGCCATTTTTATTCCCGCCTGTGTAGCTGCCGCTTCTTGGTCTGCTTTCCATGCTTTTAGTTTTGCTGCTGCTTCAATACGATGGTATCTCGCATTGATAGCTTCTATTTGTGCGGCTGTATTATGCTTGTTTGATAACTCGCGTTCCTTTTTACGGTCAAGCAACGAAAGTTCAGCCGATAAATCAGCATCACGGTTGTTTTTCTGAATCGTGAAAATTGCATCGGCAACGGTTTGCGCTATTTGGATGGCGACTTTTGCGCCCTCTTTAATCAATGCGGTTTTTTCAGCTTGTGCTTTTTCTTTTGCTTTTACAGAGTCATCAAGTTGTTTTTTTTCTGCATCGGCAGTTTCTTTATACTCCTTTCGCTTTTTCTTTTCCCACTCCTGAAACTCTTCAAATGACATAGATTCAAAAGCATTTTCAATTTCTGCTTTATGGGTGTAAAAATCCTCGATAAAAGAAAGTTTATCCTTTTCATTTGAAAGGTTTTGCGCCTCATTTTTCATCCGCGCAATTGTTCGCTTAGACTGCTCATCATAAAGAGCATTTTCATCTGCAATTGATTGAGCTACTAATTCATCTAATGCCTTTTGCGCCTCTTGCCATTCTTTTAATTTTGCATCTTTTGCCGCTTTAGCTCTTTGCTGTTGTTCTTTTTGCCTTTTAAGATTATCGGATGCTTCTTGTTCGGCTAAACTATTGAGTGCCTCTTGCCTCAAGTTATACAATCCCAACTGCCTTTGCTCTTCAATTTTCAAAGATAGTTCCGCAGTTTGTTTGTCAATTTCGGCATTTAGTTTTGCCGCTTTATCCGGAGCGTAGTCTTTAAGGTTCTTTTTCTTTTCTTCATTTGCCTTACTGTCAAGTGCCATTTTTTCTCTAACACTATTAAGCGTTATTTGATATGCCTTTGCCTCTTGCTCTGTTAGTTCACCAGTAAGCTGCATTTTTTTCACGTAAGAATCTTGTAGTTTTTTATCAGCGCTATCAATCTCTTTATTGAAATCCTTTTGCGCATCAGTTGCATCTTCCATGCCGCTTGTAAAATAAAGTAAAGCTGCTACTGCCGCGCCTAAAGCCCCCACAACAATCATTATCGGGTTTGCCTCCATTGCGACATTTAAAGCCCATTGCGCAGCGGTTGCCGCTTTGCTTATAATTATATTTTCAGACTCTACTGCTGTTTGTAATTGAATAGCTGCTGCATTTGCTAAACGTTGCCCTTTCTCAACAAGTAAAACAGCAGTTGATTCTTCGGAAGTTATTATTTGCAATTCCTGCAATCCCTGCAAAGCAGCCATTACCGGAACTAATTTTTTTATTGCTTGCTCTGCCTGTTCTTGTGATGCGCCAAATAACATTGCGGCACTTTTGGCAACTTCGAAACCCGCAGCCACACCTCTAACACCTTCAAGAAGTCCTGAAAATACTTTGGTGTTGGAACCTAAGTCCTTAATTGATTTATTTAAGTTTTGATTTGCTACTGCTAATTTTTCTATTAGGGCGCGTTGTTCATACCACTCCTTTGAATTTTTCTTGCCCTGTTGCTCTAATTGATATAGACCTTCCTTTGCATTTATAAGCTGTGTTCTTAATGAAAGAAAATTTATAGAAGCGTCTTTGGCGGCAACTGCAACCTCCTCAATAACTCCAGCGGCAATTGTTTTTGTTAGTTCCTTGAATTGGTCGGAAACATTTTTGGTTGAATTTTCAACCTGTTGATTAGCTTTATTGAACTCATTAAAAGCAGCAACAGAAACCTTGCCGGTATTGATTACTGCTTGGTCAACTCCTTTTAAACTTTCCTGTAATTGAGTAGTGTTGCCGATAAAGTTTATGACTACATCATTGTCGCTTGCCATTCCCCGTTGGTTTTATGGGGTTCTTTTTTCTTGTAGTAAGTGCCTTGTTTAGCTTAACAAAGAACTCATAGGTTGTGTCTGTTACTCCTGCAAACTTTGTTTCATCTCCTCCGAGAATATACGCTCGGTAAAGGTCGGTAAATTTATCTTCTGAACGTCCGACAATATCTGCAAGAGATTTTCCAACTGTGTTGTGTCTTGCGCTACCTGCACTTGGGAATAGTTCTCTACACTCACTGCGGATGCGTTTAAAAAGGGAACTAATCTCTGCATTGGCTCGTGCAAAAAAAAAGTGCCTACACCTTCGTGTTTCTTCCAATGTTCAATTTTCTTTAAAGCGTATTCCCATTCCCAGTCATCGGGGTTTTCGTTAGCGTCAAAGAAAACTACCGATGCAATTTTGTAAACCAAGTCTTCCTGATAAACCCATGTAAGGCGTTCTTTCATTTGGTTGTTAAGCATGAGAATTTGACTGTATTCTTTCACGCTTACCGTTCCGCTTAATATTTTATCAATTGCCTCGCAGTGTTTTTGCAAGTAATACCTATCGCACTTCATACTCAGTTCATCATAAACAGAAAGGAATTTCAACCCGCGCTTATATGGAAGATTTGCGGTTGTATCAAACTCAAAATACTTTACCCCACCAACTTCGAAAGCCTCTTTTACGATGTGCTTCGTTGCGGTAGGGAATTTTGTTTCGCCTTTGAGCTTCTTATATAGCGACTGTAACATCATATTCCTTTAAATCATTTACTACGTTAGAAATCAAGCCTCCCTTAATCGGTTTGCCTGCCTTGAACAAATTATACCGTCCTCTCGGATAAAGTAACTGCAATTCATAACCGCCAATTTTTTTGCACTTTATCTTCTTGCTCGAACAACCTCCGCACGACTGGCATCCATACCATTTATCTGTGTCAAGCCCTAATCCGGTAACATAATCTGTTGCTTGTTTATGTGTCATATTAGCAACCGTAATCTGTTGACCGTTCCAAAAATGCGCAAATCAGTTTATTGATTCCCCCTACGATTAACACAGCAAAAATAAGTTCGCAGCTTACCGGCTTAACGTATGCAACCCAAAAAAACACTGTCCAAAATGAACACATACACACCATGCACTCATATAACGGCTTTCTAAACCATTCTGGTAATGATGTTTCTAAAATAGGTGCAAGGAAATTAAAAATCATTCCATTGTGTGCAATAGCCACATGAATAGTCAGACACGCAAGAGATACCTGAATGCAGAATAGTAGTAGTTCCATTATTTTATTTCTTCAAATTGAACGGTTTCGCAGCGATACCAATTACCAAACAGACAGCATTTATTTTTATAGAAACGTTCATTTATCTCATGGTCTGTTCCAGTATGGTAGTAGTGCTTGAAAATCATACAATCGCAGTTTTAGGGGCGTTATTAAAAGCGAAATCAACCCATATACAATCGTAAGCAACCTCATTAAAAGTAAACGTTGTTGTTTCTGAATAGTAAGGCGCAATCGGTTTCGCTTCAATCTTAAACGAACCCGCATCCTTACAAAACCATCCCGTTGGAAACGTTTCCATTTGCGTTTCGTCAATTATTAACGTTCCACTTGAATCAGTAGTAATCGCATCTGTGCAATAAACATTCCCGAACTTATCGGTAATCCATATATAAAACGGAGTAGATGGAGCGATAGCTTCAATAATTGTAATAGTTGCCGGAAACTGCGATAAAGTAAATTGATAACAGTCGGAACAGTTTTGGAGCAAATCCATTTAGATAAATTGTTTTACGAAAATAAAAAAAAATACTGTTTGCTTAAATTTATTTTAGAACCCGAGAATGTTCATGTATGGCTTCACCGCTATGTTCAGGATATACCGCCAGCCGTCAAGAAAATCTGCAAACTTTGCTTTAGATGTTCTGTCCTTTATTATCTTGCCCATTCCATCCACTTCAACATACTGCAAATCATAAATCAATTCAGCACAATTCACAGGGTCAATTTCAACAGTCCATAATTTGTGAACCGCATTCACTACTATTTTATTGTCTTCAATTCTCGGGTTTACAGTAGGAACTTGCATCTGTTGCATACTCAAATTCATTTGCATTAGAATGATTTGGTAGTAAGTCAGATTATCTTTAACCATTGCCGAATGTGAATTGCCGGAAGCGTCACCGGTAATCATCCATAAAGCACCTGGGTAACTTGCGTTCAACCTTTCACACATCTCATAAACATTGCTGTTTTCGAGTTTTATAGATTCTATTGCGCGTATTGTTTTTATCTCGTGAAACACCTGAACAACTGAACAGGTCATAGGGTTTACGTTAAAATCAAACGTTGCCCATGTAGTTCTTTCGGGGTCATGAGTAGTTGACTTTATTTGTCCTGAGTGAAAAGCCCAACAGAATTTACCGTCTTTGTTTGTTACTCCCCATTGTCCTAATACGTTTACATTGTAGCTGTTTTCGTTGTAATCTTTGAGCTTCAAATATTCATCAATCAGATTTTCATCGCGCACTCCGTAGCCATCACCGCCAACCACCCATTTATTATCTAAGTATGTTGTTTTAATCAGCAAAATTTTACCATCATTACTAAGTTGAACTGATGAGCCATCATCTAATTTACTGTGTTGATTATCGTCAACAATTAAAGGCAAATCAGTCCATTGGTAAGTGTCAAGTTCTTTTTTTATCCAAATATTTTCATCTACCGGATTCCATGTAGCGAATAACTTTTGGTTTTCTATTCCGCGTAACGATAGATTCGCCTGCAACCATTCTTCCTCTGTGTAATGGTCTAATTCATCAAACAGTAAGTATTTAAACCCCTCAATCCCCTTTACTTTGCCCTCGGTGTCAAGCCCTCTGAAAACTATTTTTGCATCACTAACCGAATTTATTTGAAAGTCCATTACATCGGTTACATTTTGCAGATAACAGCCCTCAATAGATTTTACAAATGCTGGCTTAAGCGTTGTTTTTATAGTAGTTTGCTCCTTTCGATAACAAATACTACTCGCTTTTTGTGTGTATGCCTTTATTGATAGCAGTTGAGCAATGGAGAAAGTCTTTGCACTCGACTTCCCTCCGTAAATCATTATCTTACGGATAGTAGGAACTTCAATATATTTTAGAAGGTGGAAATAGAGTGGATTAAACCAATCTTTTTTTAATCGAAGCATTTATTTATAGCTTTCTTCAATAGCGTCTAAACCAGCTTTGTTTATAGAAATGTCTTGGTGAACTTTGTCGCCATACTTTTTAGGCAATAGCTTAGATGCAATCCATTTTCTGGCATCAACTCTTAATTTTGACCGTTGAATATTTTCATAATCGGTGCGCGTTCCTAATCCTTCACCTTCTTCGCCAAATATCGGAACTTCATCTTTACTGCTATCGTCAGCAATCAAAATTATCTGTTCTGCTAAGAATTCAGCTTGTAATTCTTTCGCCCGCGCGTATTTGTCGCCCAATTCTTTGTCTTTTGCAATCCATTCGTAAAAACTATTGGCGTTCAAGTCTTTAGATTTACAGATTGTAACTAAACCTTTGTCTGAGTAAGCAATTAGGTTGCATATTTCATCGAACAATTTAGGAGTAAACTTTCCTTTTGCCATACTTCAAAAGTAGCAAATTTATTTTGATGCGAATTCGAATGTTAAAAAGTTGGCGAGATTGGTAAAATATTTCTTTGGATTAAAAAAAGGTTTTTATATTTGCCGCACATAATAACTCTTGAGTGTCGTGGTAGCAGTCAAGGGTTAATGAAAGGAAATAAACCTTCTTTCCCTAACCCGAAAAACTACCACTTTTCGGGTTTGTTTTTTATACACACTCACTATTTATTATTGCCGTCTTAAACTTGTTTGCTCGGCAATCGCTATCATAACCGGTTAAATCAAAGTAGAACGTTAATCAGATTAGAACTTGAGAGTGGGTAAAACTTGGCTCAAGGAAACATTGGTGTAGTAGAAGTGTAGGCAATGAATCAACCGCGTCAACCTACGACTAAAAGCAAGCTGAGGAAGCTACTACACTACCGATAGATATTCGGACATCTGTAATTAGCACTGAATACTGTAAGAATAAATAGCAGTAGGAAACCAAAGCAAGAACAAAATCCCCTTGCTAAGGATATAGGCGGTTACTTGACTAAACTGAATAACTATGAAACTCACAAAGGAAATAATTGAACAAGGGAAAAGTTCGAACAATGGATGGAACAACGAACAAATGATTGCACTCGGTGTAACTTCATTCACTAAGGGATGGATGAAAGCATTGGTTGGAAAAGAAGTTACGCAAGATGCGATAGACAAATTTCTTTCACTTAAAGATTACCACTTTAAAAGAAGGTTAGCTAATGGAGGCAAGGTAAAGACGAAGGTAAAGCAGCGTATGGGCAAATTTGATTTTGTGCCTGTATCTAATAGCATTACATACAACGAGCAATACCTACACCCCAATTGGCAAAAGTTTAGGTTATTCGTTCTTAATAGAGATAACTACAAGTGTGTTAATTGTGGTTCAGTTGAAAAAACACTACACGCACATCATCTAAAATATGCTCGTGGTAAATTTATTTGGGAAGTTCCGCATTGGTATATTGTAACTCTTTGTGAAGATTGCCACAGCTTAGAGCATGGAAGAGATTTAACGGCTAAGTAGTTTTTACAAAACCTAATTTTACGACAAATATTTTTCGATAAGGTTTTTGAACTGGTCGAAATCGTTTACGACCTCATACTGATATTCCTCTTTTTCGACAGCGGTTTGGAAGGCGAGTTGCTCCTTTGATTGTTTCCCTTTACCGAATTTGAATTCTATAAATAGCCCGTGTTTTTCGTAGTTGGCAAAAGCGAAAAAAATATCAGCAACACCCGAACGCCTGCCTTGTGCTTTCATTCGCGCTCCATTGGCAACAGTTCTTGCGCCCTCATTTGGGATACTGAAAAGATTGAGTTTGAATCGTGGATAGGAGTAGTCAAACCATTTAACGCAGTTTATTTGCAGTCTGCTTTCTTCGAATATTCTCGCCATCCCGCAAATCTACAAAAATAAATTTAGGGCGGTTTCATTGGGCGTTTGAAAATAGTTTGAAAATAATTTGGTAGTTTTAAATTTATAATTCTATATTTGCAACATGAAAAAAGAAACACAATTATTGACGGTTGCTAACTACGCGAAGAAACACAAAAAGACAACTGCCTGGGCTTACCAACAAATTGCTAAAGATAAAGTGAAAGAGGTTTTAATTGATGGAGTAAAATTCATAGAAGTAAAATGAAAAGGAACCGGCAAGACCTTCACGCAGCGTCAAGGTGGGTTGCAGATATGGAGGGTGAGTTAGGGGAGCGAAGGAAATTCTTTCTAACGCTAATGGGTTGGCGAAGTTTTTAACCGATTAAAATAAGAGAATATGATAAACTACTATTACTGTAAAGCGTGTAACAAAGTTGTTGCAAGAGAATCTAACTTGGAAAAGATAAAATCTTTCTGTGAAACTTCTGACGAATACCACTTTTTGATTAAAGTGAAAATGGAGGTTAAAAATTTAGCCCAACCCGATGTTAGCGGTTCGTTGCCGAGATTGGAAAGGGGAGATAAAATAAAATTATACGGCAAGAAAACTACTGTAAAAGGATTTGAAGTGTATTGGAATGATGCACTTGAACCACCGCGATACGAAATAATTTTATTGACAACAGGAAGGGGTGACCCGTTTCAAAGGAGTTTAGATATGATTGAAGTGTTAGGCAATGACCGCTAACGTTTTCGGGCTTGGCGAAGTGGCTAAACCCGAACTTAAATAGAATTACTAAACTTTAAAATTAAAAACGAATGTTGATAGAAGAACTAAACAGCCATTTTGCCAAGCCCGTGTTATCGGCTGGCGTTCTCCGAGTGCTTGTTGCTTGTGAGGAAAGCCAATCTGTTACAAAGGAATTACGCAAATTAGGACACGAAGCATTTAGCTGTG